AGTGTGTGAGGCTCAGGATCAGGACAGAAATAAGCAAAAGGCACATCATCAGCCGGATCATTGGCAACAATCTTGTAGGACGGACCCATGGTGCAAATCTTGCGAAGTTCCGCCACACCATCACCGTCTTGATCAAGCCTTATATAACTTTCTGTGTAAAGCACACGGCGTTGCGCAGGATTGTTGGCGGATTCGCCAAACATCATTTGTGCGGGATTACGCGCAATGCGCTCAATGTTTGTGTCAAGTTCGTCTTCGCCTGTGTTGGACTCAACCAACTCTTGGTCATAGCCCATGGCAACAAGCTCAGACACGGTGGCAAGCTTCCTATGCGCCACAATGTCTGCGTCTTCGAGCGTTCGCGCTCTACGGTCAACGATAAATTCTTCAGGTGCCAGGCTTTCAACGCGGAAACGCTTAGTGATGACTTTGCGGCTCACGGTTACGTCGTGAATCATCACGGTTGGCGTCAGTTGCTGGCCGCTTAATGGATCAATCACGGGCGGCGGTGCTGAAGGGTCTTCGGCAGACATTAAGTCAACCATCTCAACGCCTTCCTGACCAAGAATCAACGACAGTTGCGCATCATCAAGTCCCGTGTAGTTTTCATTCTTGATTTCAATGTGCTCATCAACCCACCACTTGCAAACACCTGTCTTGCGCACCAAGGCGTCCTTGAAGATGGAGTGAAACAGCACAAAGCCATTGTTGTCTTCGTTCAAGATATAGCGCACATAGTCCGTGGCCTGCTCTGCCATCGGCGCATCTTCCATGCTACGCGGCACATACTGAACAACGTTCTCGGATGAGAAGAAAATGCGCATGAGGCTCGGCAAAATGGCCTGCACTGTGTCGCGCACATCCATTGATACAACCTGGCTGCGCCCCTCTTCTTCATCGCCAAATGGATCGCCAAAATAGTATTCCGTGGCGCGGGCGCGAAGATTGCCAATCTCTAAATCAATGAAATTGGTAGCGTCAACAAGTTCAGCCGCAACAATGGCTTGAACTTCAGTCTCGTCCATAGGTTCGCCGGACTTGATGCCGGTAGCAAGGTTCATTTCAACGTCCATAGTTCACCATTTGACTTTGTTGGCCCAATAAGCCGCACTCATTTTGCCCTTGGCAATATTCGCAGCATGTCTTGCTTTGAATGCCTCGTTGCGTTTGGTGCCTTCCGGTGAACCTTGAACGCCTTGTTGCCCAAAACGAATCAGTTTGACCTCATCACCTGATTTCGCCAATACAGCGTGGCTTTTCTTAGGATGATTCGGCGTTTTCTTAGGCTTGTTATAACCAGAAAACGTTTCTGACCCGCGCTTAATCATCAATCTTCCTCACGCATAAAGTTAACGCGTTGAAACTCAACGGCTTCGCGCTGGCGGCGTGAGTTCGCCATTGATGTAATGGGTCCGCCAACCAACCAGGCGTCACAGGTGCGTGCCGCTGCACATTTGAAGTGGAATAGTTCGCAATAACCAAGATCGGCAGCGTCTTGCACCGCCATCTCTAAGTCTTCGTTCTCTTCGCTTTCGCCTTCTTCGTATGATTCGCCGTTTTCTTCGCCATTTTCTTCGCCGTTCTCTTCTTTGCTTTCACCCTCCATACCGCCTGTAATGCACTCAATCATTTCAGGCGTTTGGATGAAGGCTGCGCAGTTACCGCAACGCATTGACTTGGCTTGCGCCAGGTCCGTGTTCCACGTTTCGGCTTTGGCGTTCCAGAATTCACGGTTAGGCAATTCAGGATTAGCGGGACCGTAACCCACATTGGCAAACGCCCAATTGCGATGCTTTAGATTCGCAACCGGGTCTTTGGTTTCAATAGGACATTCCATCACTTTTTCTTCGCTTTACCGGCTTCAGACAGCGCAATGGCTATGGCCTGCTTAGGGTTTGTCACTTCCGGCCCTTTCTTGCTACCGGAATGCAACTTGCCCGCCTTGTATTCGCGCATGACTTTGGAGATTTTCTTCTCGGCTTTGGTCTTTTTCATCATGATGGCAGTATGTCCGTCATAGAAACACGCATAGTGTGGTTTTGCTCTGCAACGACAGCCACTTTATCGCCAGCCGAAACGGTAATATAAACCACCGTATTAGCGGGAATGATCGGTGATAACTCGGATGCCGTTGGATTGCCACCTACCTCAAAATGACAGTGATAACCGGCATTTGATCCGTTGGCAATCCGCATCAGCGTCACTCCAGTGCCAGCGGCGTGCGATTGTTGGCTTACATCGGATGTGGTGATGTTGGTGTTTGTGCCAAGCCTTCCGACAATCTCAGGCCACAAATGCCCGGCTGAATCTCGTACTTGCTTGCTCATTTCTTGGACCTTGCAGCACGCATATTGTCAACGAGGTTTGGGTAAGGTCTTCCAGCGGATTTCGCCATGGCTTTAGCGCTGGCTTTCTCCTTTTTGGATAACGGTTCGCTTTTGCCCAACGACTTCGGACGCGCTTTATCCCATACCGGCTTGGCTTTCATGGCACTACCCCCATTTGGGGGCCGACACTAGCACATTCGCGCATCAATGCGCAAGATTCATGCGCAACGCGTGGTAATCCTGAAGAAATCCGCTCATGCTGGCAAGTTTGTTGAACGCCATATCTGCTGACAAACGCGAGTGAAATAAACGCAACTGCGGTCTGCGCTCCATCTCAGCCCAGTAGGTTTGCAAAACCGTACGCCCCCAATCTTCAGCGGTTACGCGATTAATGTTGCCGCCAAGATATTCATACCGCATAAACATTTCCCAATCCACAATCCCTAATGTGTGGCGCGGGTTGTCCTTATTGGAGTCTTGGTTTGCGTGCAAACGAAACGCCCCCAGGTGCGCCCCACCACCTACCGCCGGCCCGTGGCGCGTGGCTTCCAGATACGAAGTCACGTCACCCAAATAATGCCTTGGTGCCAACTCGCCAAGTGGCGCGTAGGTCATGGTGAATGCGCACTTGGAGCGATCCATCATCACAAACGAAGGCTCGCCAATAAAGTTCTTGTGCATCGCCATCAAGCGCAGAATGTTCTCGCGCGATGACTTCATCAGTTCATCTTGATTAATAAAGCCTGGTGCGCGAAGAAACCGCCCGGAACCATCAATCCAATGGCGTTGGTGCCAAAACATCACGGCGTCACGGTGATGATCCGCCAAATCAACTAAGTAAGACGTTGAAGATGGGTAAATTACATCATCGTCATACACAAAGCGCACTAAATCGGAATCTGCCTGATCCCAAAGATAAGCGTAATGCGCCACCTGATCGCCAGGACAGATAAGGTGTGTGTCAATGACTTCAAAGTCATAGCGCTGCGCCATATCGTTGATCATGTGGTGGTCATTCTCATCAGGACTGTGATTGCCAATGATGACTTTGATGCGCGGATAGGTCTGCGCGTCAATGCTGGCTAGTGTCGTGTATAGGTGCTCAGGCTTATAAGCTGGAACAAGAATGGTTACGGGTCTCATGATTTCCCCCAACGCTTACGCTCAAGCTCGGCAAGTTGTACAAGTTCACGCGTGCGGCGCTCCAGCTCCATCACCATCTCTTCAAGCACTTCCCACTGCAATTTCTCGTACTCGCCTCGTGGAAAGTTCTCAAGCAATCCATTAACCCAGGCTTTTCTCGCCATATCGTTCAGGTTCATCCCTGTCCTTTCAATAGTTCAGCCGCATCGTCATAGCCGTTTTTCTCCAGCAACTCAATGCAATGGTTTAAGCGTGCTTCGCCTGCAACAAACTCAATCTGCGCCGCAAAGATAAAAAGATTCTCTGCGTGCTGATCAAACCCTGTGTTTCTGGCAATGCCCATCACATCGCCAATCGTCAAATCTTTCACGTCAATACCTCCTTAATGTGTTGAGGCACCCTTGGCAGTGGCGCCCAGGCAACCGCCCACTCAGACCAGGTGCCAATGACGCACACGCCGCCAGGATTAAGTAGCAATATCTTTACGCCTAGTGGCGGCGGGTCATCTTCGGGCGTGCGCCAGGTGGCCTGGCCGGCGAGGTAGTCTCTCACGCCGCCCTTATCCCAAATGGGTTATGCCACAGTACGGGTGCTTTAGGCTTACGCGGCTTAAAGGTCTTGTACTGCTCCTTAACCTCGAAGTAGTTCACCATCACTTTCTTCCAGGGTATCTCAACGTCTTTTATGCCCTTGGACTTCACAATAAGATCATCTCCCGCCAACTCGGTCATGAGTTGATCAATCCTTTTGGTGGTCATATCAAACTTTGCAGCCAAATGCCAAGCATTCACAGGGTTCTTCAACCCCTTCAAATAATCAAAAATCATCTTCTTGCTTTCTGATCTGCGCATTTTTCGTTTCGCCATTTCTACCCCTCTCGATTAAACAACTGCCCTCAAATTCCTTTTAATTGGCTTGCCCCACTGTGAGTTGTAAGCCTTCCCGTACAACGCTGTTCCTGCATCGCTCGCAAAGGTCAACGCCAAAGCATCAGCCATATCAGGCGATCCAATCCCGCGCTTTCTCATCTCGTCTTTGCTCTCTAGCTTCATCTTCCCGTTGCTATTAAACGAATAGCGTGGCGAAACTAATTCCGCCAATAACGACTCATCCTTAGGTATCTTGCAATCGCGCTTTTCCAACCACGCCTTCATCTTTCCCCATAGCTCAGCACGCAAATTCACATAAATCGTTCCCATGGCGGGAGACTCAGCCACGTTAATCCCACGCGCAGGCAGATTCAATTCGCGCAAGCGGTCCACAACGCCGGCCCCTAAGCCAATCGAATCGACAAGGATTTCAACGGGCCTGTCTTCTGGCTTCATGGCCTCGTACTCAGCGACCACCGCGCCCGTGGTTTGCATCAAATCCAACCCTCGCCACTTGCGTATCTCAGTCACCGCATTACCTTTACGCTTTGCCAACGCCGTGGCGTCCGTCCCAAATCGCGCTACATCCAAACCCCACACCGTTTGCGTGTCCGTCGTTTCAACATCACGGTGAAAAGCGCTGTCCACCAGCTCAACGCCAATCAAGGTATCGTCATCGGTACGCGGAAACTCACCCAACACGCGAACACGGAAAGCGTTGGATTCTTCGCCATACCTTGACGCCATATCCTTGATATAGGCGTCGCTAACCCTTTTAGAGTCATAGCAGGACACGCGACGTGTCCACCACTCATCCTTCAATCGGTTATGCGTGTCAAAGAAAAACCCGCTGGACTTCGTTGGGTTACCCAACAAAATCGTCACAGCGTTATGCCCCGACATGGAACCCGCCGCCGCCTCGAACACGGACTCAGGAATCCCTGATGCTTCATCCGCCACAAGCATCACATGGTCCGAATGCACACCCTGCAACGCTTCAGGTTGCTCGGCACGCGATGTACGGGCGGAGATGAACGACTCTTGAGGCGCCGCACGCATCTCAATGCGATCGGTCTTAACCTCCAAACGATCACCCCAAGCATTAGGCAACTCTTTCACCCAACGCTTTAGCTCGGCAAATAGGGCGTCGTACAACTGGCTCGAAGTCGGCGCAGTCACCACAATCTTTGCAGGACCGCGCGTTAGCATGTACCAAATCATCGCCCAGGAAGCCACCGTGGACTTCCCAACACCGTGGCCGGAGCGCACGCTGATCTTGCGCTCGCCGCGGGATATGGCCTCCAAAAACTCCACTTGCCAAGGGTCAGGATCAACCCCCAACACTTCGCGCACAAACAACGGCGCGTTGGGCCTGTAGCGGCGCACCAGCTCAAGGTAGCGCTTAAATATTTCGTTATTAGGCGTGTTCATAACTTGCCACCGCACGATGCACCAAGGTATGCGTCACCGCCATACCAAACTGATCCTTCACCATCTCAGCAATCTTGCGATAGCTCTTGCGCTCTTTGGCTTTGTCCGCCATAAACATCAAGATGGGATAGGTCGATTCATCCTTCACAAGTTTGGCCGACTTGCCATCACCATCCTTACGAAACCCAAACGGCACATGACCGCCAACCCAACCACCGGCTTGCGCCTTACTCTTACGCCCATCAGCCATGCGCTCTGCAATCCTGCGTCGCTCAAGCCTAGCCACTGCCGCCATCAACGTAAAGAAAAACTCAGACCAGCTCGACCCATTGTTCACCGGGTCCGTACCCAGGGCCAGCACAATCATCTTAACGCCTTGCTCCTTCCAAGCCTCGGCCATCGTTAACGCGTCAACCGTGTCACGAAACGCACGATCCAATTGCGTCATAACCACCACATCACCTGGCTGAAGTACCGCCACTAAACGCGAACCCGCTTCACGCTTGGCAAGTTGCACGGAACCGCTCACACCTTCATCCGTAAACACCTCGCCCACATCATCGCCGCGAATCAACGCCAATCCCTGAATCTTCCTAATCTGCTCGGCTAGCGACGTGTTGTCTATCTGCTCCTGCGTACTAACCCTTGCATAACCATAAACCGCCATCTCGTTCCCCTGTTTTCGTTACTTGTTGCAAGCGTAACAGTGTTTCGCTCACTTGTGAAAATTTTTTTGGGGGCCGTTCGTCGGGGCGATGGGCGGCGTAGGGGGGGCGAAGCACAAGTTGGCGGATTGCAGCGGCAGGGCACAAAGCAACGGTTGCAGCGGCAGGGCACAATTGCCAGGTGTGCGAAGCACAAGTTGGCGCGTGTGGAGTACCGCGGCAAAGCCGCCCCGCCCAAATCGCGCCAGGGGGGTCAAAACGATTATCAAATGAGAATTATTCGCATTTCCGAGTCAATCGAGGATGGGAATGATTCTCGACAAACCGTCAAAACCGCATCGAACCCTACCAGATTGTCAGTTTTTCCGCGTTTGGGCGACAATTGTCGCGTTTGGTAAAACGAGCGCGACTGCGTCAATCATGTTGCGGCGCGTCAATTGTTAACGCTTCAGCTTGTTTAATCGCTGTCCAGGCCTGCGAGTCTATGTTGATCGCCACAATGGGAGCGCGCTGTTCGCCATATGCCGCGGCATTAAACTTTGCCGCCATCCATTTGAGATAGTCGCTTTGCAGCTTGGCAACAGTCGCGCTCTCGTTTGTCGCTTTCATGACAATCGAGTGGCCTTCTTCGACCAAAGCGTGCGCGCCACGCATGCGCGCGCGTGAGAGCGCTTCAGCGCGCTCATCGCTGGAATTAACCCAAGTGCTAATCCGATTAGGGTTAACACCAAGGTCGGAAGCAATCGACCTTATCGTTTCACCGCCAGCAACACGCCTAGCGATCTCATCAAGCCCCAAACCTTCGATTAGTGCTAACTGACGCTTTGCTTCTGGTTTTCCCGCCATATAAACCCCTAAATGGTTGAAATTGTCCGACAAATGGTCAATCAATCAATGCGCGACCATGCTATTGTTTTGCTTGTTGCAATCAATCAAAACGGAGTTAATATCATGCGCAAGCCAAATGGATTTGTTTTTTATCGCGGATTCTCGCCAATTGATCGAGCGCCAATCGTAGGTATCGCGGTTTTTGAGTCTAGCAATATCAAAACCGGGAACATGGTTCAAACCTATATCATCCGATCAGACGTTAACCCTATCACCGCCGTCAATACTGGCAATGATAAAAGCATTTGTGGCGATTGTGTTCACCGCGGCAATGAAAGCAAAAAGCGAACATGCTACGTTGATTACTCAAAAAGCGTTAACGCTGTTTATAAAGCTTTTGAGCGTGGATCGTATCCCGACTATTCGCACAATGTAAAGCTTGCAGCGCTTTGGCTAAAAGGTCGCAAAGTTAGATTAGGCGCTTATGGCGATCCAGCCATGATCCCCGCGGAAAATTGGCTCGAATTGCTCGAGCTCGCCAGTGATTGGACCGGATATACGCATCAATGGCGTGAGCCCTTCGCGCAAGCGCATCGTGAGCTATGCATGGCAAGCGCTGATAGTCTTAGCGATCGCGACGTGGCGCGCGCAATGGGCTGGCGCACTTTTCGCGTTATCCCGATCGGATCAGCGCTCAAGCTTCAAAACGAAGCAATTTGTCCCGCCAGCCCTGAAGGTGGCGACAAAAAACAATGCATCACATGCGGAGCATGCGACGGCGCTTTAAAACCAAGCGCTGCATCGATTGCAATCGTCGTACACGGAAAATCAGCAAAACAATTTGCGGAGGTTTAAACCATGCAAGCTTTAATTGATTGGAGCGTAGCACTAATTTTTGGCGTCGCACTGGCGTGCGCGATTTTTTTTAACCTTTGAGGGGCAAAAATGGGATCTAAACACTTTTGGGTTGATGGCCCTGCTTTTGAGCAGGCATGTAATGACATAGAGAAAAAACAAATGATTGAAGAGCAAAAACACATAAACACGCCAATTAAAATTTGCAGAATAAATGATATTGGTTTTGAAATGATAAGAGATTGGGTCATTGAAACACGCGGCGAAGACGATGCTGGACCCTATTATTTAGCAGATGATCGTGCTATCGAGTATTGGTGCCAAGATGCTGAAAAATCGTTAAATGCTGGCAATCCGGCGATGATTGAAATGCCAGCTAGAAGCACGAATTCCGGCCAAAATGAGATTTTCGTGGTACCCGATGATGGCATATCGATCATCGAATTAGAAGACTAATCCAAGCCCTTCGGGGCTTTTTTTTCGCGCGCCAAGCGCTTCGCGCACTGGCGCCATTTTGCGTTATTGATCGCCAAGCGCTTCGCGCACTGGCGCACTGCGCACGCCTAAGTTTTACGCTTGGCGCTTGCACGCGCTCGCCATGACACTTTGAAGGATAAAGCCATAGAATCGCCGACAATCGATTTTCTCAAAAGCGTATAGGGTGATAGCCATGGCCCTAAAAAATCGCCTACAAGGGCGCTTTCCGCGCGCCTATGGCTGCGCCAATGCGCCAATGAAGCCTAAGCGCCATTTCGTAGGCTTTGGATCGATTCGGATCGACACGCTCGCAAACCGCCAACCCT